GAGGTAAATTGGCTCAGCATGCTGGGCGGAGGAGTAGGAATTGGAATTGGTATTCGTGCATCTGACGATAAGTCTGTTGGTGTTATGCCTCATCTTCGCACATATGACGCATCATCTCTTGCTTATAGACAGGGTAGGACTCGCCGTGGTAGTTATGCTGCATACCTAGATATTAGTCACCCTGATATTCTCTTATTTCTAGAGATGAGAAAACCAACTGGTGATCCTAATATGAGGACGCAGAACTTACATCATGGTATTAATATCACCGATGAGTTCATGCAGTTGGTCGAACGTAGTATGATAGATAAGGATGCTGATGATTCTTGGAATTTAGTTGATCCTCATAACAACGAAGTAAGAGAAGTAGTATCTGCTCGTGAACTCTGGCAACGGGTTTTAGATATGCGTATGCAGACCGGGGAACCTTATCTTCACTTTATTGATACCAGTAATAGAAAGATGCCGGGGTTTCAAAAGAAACTTGGTTTAAAGATTCGTCAATCTAATCTGTGCTCAGAAATTATTCTTCCTACAGATAAAGAGAGAACTGCGGTTTGTTGTTTGTCGTCTTTGAACTTGGAGTACTACGATGATTGGAAAAATGATACTTTGTTCCTTCGTGATGTTGCTGAAATGCTTGACAATGTACTTCAGTATTTTATTGATAATGCTCCTTCCACCGTTGAGCGTGCAAGGTTCTCTGCCACACGTGAGCGCTCTATTGGCGTCGGTGCTCTGGGCTTTCATGCTTATCTACAACGAAATAACACCCCCTTCGAGTCAGCCATGGCCGTCAGCCGAAACAGACAAATCTTTAAACACATTAGAGAAGAACTAAATGAAGCTAATCAACAGCTTGGAAAACTTCGCGGAGAGGCTCCTGATGCAGTGGGGAGTGGGCAGCGCTTTAGCCACCTTATGGCTATTGCTCCTAATGCTAGTAGTTCAATTATCATGGGTAACACTAGTCCTAGTATTGAGCCTTATCGAGCTAATGCCTATCGTCAAGACACTCTATCGGGGTCTCATCTAACAAAGAATAAATGGTTAAATAGTGTTATTGAGAAGCATCTTGCAGGTGATGGAGTAGTAGTATCGCAAAATGAATATAATGATATCTGGTCTTCAATCATTGCTAATGATGGTTCTGTACAGCATTTAACTTGGATGGATGATTGGACAAAAGACGTATTTAAAACATCCATGGAGATCGACCAACGTTGGCTAGTACAGCATGCTGCCGATCGTCAGGAATATATCGATCAGGCCCAGTCATTAAACTTATTCTTTAGACCAGATGTTAACATTAAGTACCTACATGCAGTACATTATCTGGCCTGGAAATCCGGGCTCAAGACATTGTACTACTGCCGTAGTGAAAAAATTGGCAAAGCAGATAAAGTATCAAAGCGAATTGAGCGTGAAGTAATTAAAGAATTAGACATGAAGGCAATAGTTGATGGAGATGTATGCCTAGCTTGTGAGGGTTAGATGAAAACTATTGCTTTATTTGTATATGATCCTAAGTGTTCTGTACAAAGCTGCAATGGTATTATTAATGCATTAGGTGAACATTATAAATTAAAAATATTTTCAAAAAATGAAGTTGAATATAATTTTTTTGATAACGTAGATTTAATTGCTGTCCCAGGCGGAATTGGTCATAGTGAAAGCTTTCATACTCTGTTTAAATATAATGTAGATAGTGTTAGACAATTTGTTAAAAGCGGTGGTAAATATCTTGGCATCTGTATGGGGGCTTACTGGGCTGGTAGCCATTATTTTAATATGTTGGATAATCTAGATGCTGTTCAATACATAAAACGTCCTACAACAGATACAAGGAGACCTCATGCTAAAAATATTAAAATTAATTGGTTGGGAAATAACACAGAAATGTTTTTCTATGATGGTTGTGCTTTTATTGGTGACGGTAAGTACATTACAATCGCTACATATTCAAATGGCGACCCAATGGCAATTATACAAAAAAATATAGGTTTAATAGGATGTCACCCTGAAAGCGAGCAATTTTGGTACGATAGTTACAGCTGGTTAAAAGGTAAATACCATAACGGCGAGCATCATAAATTATTATTAAAGTTTGTAGATAAATTAATTAACAGTAAATAAGAATGATAAAAAAAAATCAAAGTAAACTAACAGATGAACGAAATTCGTTTAAACCATTTAATTATCCATGGGCATACGATGCATGGTTAAAGCATGAACAGAGTCATTGGCTTCATACAGAAGTACCAATGGTGGAGGATGTAAAGGACTGGAAGAAAAAATTAACACAAGAAGAAAAAACATTCCTGACTAATATTTTCCGATTCTTTACACAAGGTGATATTGATGTAGCGGGCGGCTATGTCAATAATTATCTACCCTATTTTCCTCAACCAGAAGTTAGGATGATGTTGCTAGGCTTTGCAGCACGTGAAGCGCTTCACATTGCCGCATATTCTCATTTAATTGAGACTTTGGGGTTGCCTGAAACCATGTACAACGAATTCATGGAGTATGCAGAGATGAAGGAAAAACATGATTATGTATTAGACATCTCTCAGCAAAACTCTACTAAAGAAAATACCGCAAAGCATATTGCTGTATTTTCTGCCTTCACCGAAGGAATGCAGTTGTTTAGTTCTTTTATTATGTTACTGAACTTTCCACGACATGGTAAGATGAAAGGCATGGGTCAGATTATAACGTGGTCTATCGTTGATGAGACACAGCACTGCGAATCAATGATAAAACTTTTTAGAACTTATATTCAAGAAAACCCGGAGATTTGGAACGATGAACTTAAAGGACAGCTCTACACAATTGCTGAACGTATGGTTGAACTTGAAGATAAGTTTATTGATCTGGCATTTAGCCTGGGCCCTATGGCTGATTTGGACGCTAGTGACGTTAAACGTTACATCAGGTATATTACTGACCGTCGCCTTATTAGCCTTGGTCTTAAGGGGATTATGAAAGTTAAAAAGAATCCTTTGCCCTGGGTTGAAGAAATGATTAATGCACCTACTCATACTAACTTTTTTGAGAATAGAGCAACCGATTATGCTAAAGCTGCGCATACTGGTTCGTGGGATGATGTTTGGGGAAAAGCAGCATGAAGAAATTTGATGAAGTTAGACAAAGAACGTACCCTGATGGAACGATAATTAATAAAAAATTACCTTCGGCGTATGCCCTGGGTAATAGTAAAGAAAATTGTGCAAACTGTAATGCGTACGTTCCCGGAACAAAGTATTGCAAAATTTGGGATGCTAAAGTAAGACCTAATTATTGGTGTAAAAAATGGATTCCAATACAGAAGCAAAAGTAGTAGATAATGAAACAAAAGTATATTGATGCGCACATGAAAGTTGCAGAGACCTATGCTAGTCTCTCTACTGCTGTACGACTTAAAGTAGGTGCTATTGTTGTTAAAGATAATAGGGTGATAAGTATTGGCTATAATGGCATGCCTTCAGGGTGGGATAATGTTTGTGAAGACGAAATTGGATCGGTGCTGGATGACGATGGCTACATAGTTGAGACTAGATTAAAATCCAAACCTGAGGTCTTGCATGCGGAAACTAATGCAATTGCAAAATTAGCCAGGTCTAATGAATCTGGGTTAGGTGCTGCAATGTTCATTACTCACGCGCCTTGTCTTGACTGTGCAAAATTAATATATCAAACAGGTATAATTACTGTGTATTATCGTAATACATATCGTGAAAATAATGGTGTTGAATTTTTGTTAAAAGGTGGTATTGATGTTGAACAAATCTAAAGTAGGTTTTAATTGTAGTACGTTCGATCTCTTCCATGCCGGTCACGTTACTATGTTAAAAGAAGAAAAACGTTTTTGTGATTATTTAATAGTAGCTATTCAAACAGATCCAACAATTGATAGGCCGGATACTAAAAATAAACCGGTACAATCTATTTACGAAAGGTATTGTCAGGTATCCTCTTGTAAGTATGTGGATGAAGTATTAGTGTATTCAACAGAAGAAGAACTTTTGAATATGATTAAGACCCAGCATATTGATATTAGATTCTTAGGTGATGAATATAAGACAAAAGATTTTACAGGCAAGCAATGGTGTCTAGATAATGGTATTGAACTTCACTACCATCTAAGAGATCACCCCTACAGCAGCTCAGCTTTACGTAAGCGTGTGTATACCGCTGAAACAGAAAGATTAAAAAAATCAAATGGCAAATAACCATTATAACTGCGATAGTTGTGACGCAGATTTTAAAATTAAACATTCTCTGGATGAATCTTATTTTGAAGTAAATTTCTGCCCGTTTTGTGGTGGGGAAATTGATAATGAAGAAGAAGAGGAATCGGACGACTACGAATGACCGATTGGCTGTACAATGGTGAACCTTATTATGAACCTGGAGAATATTATGGATTTGTCTACATTATCGAAAACCTGCTATCTGGTAGGAAGTATATCGGAAAGAAATTTTTCTGGTCTATCAAACGAAAGCAAGTTAATAAAAAACGTAAATCGTACAAAGTCGAATCTGACTGGAAAGAGTATTGGAGTTCTTCTGATGAGCTCAAAAGAGACGTCGAAACTTTGGGAAGAGAGAGT